ATTAGATTACGATCTCGGTGCCACTGTGCAATCATTTCAATCATCATATCATACATTCTCTAAGTTGTCAAGTAAATTACAGTATAACCTTATCCCAACGACCGCGTTTGTTCAGTACCATTGGTAATGTTACAGGGAATCCTCCCAAAGAATCAAACCAATGCTCTTTCTTCCACTCCCATGTATTTGCTGTATCGTACATCTTGTTATAATCCGCTAGGATACTGGTAGGAAGTCCAACAGATTTTAACTTACGTTGTGGTATAGCATCGTGATTACCTTCCGTGATTACCATACTAGGGAAGATTTCTTGTAGTGTATGTGCTGCTTCCCATGCAGCTCGGTACTCTTCCTCTTCTCCCAGTGCATCAGGCTCTGCCTCGTGATAACTTCCACGGTGATGATCGTACAGATCGCCTACATTCAGTACCTGTTTGAAGTCGTACTTCTGTTTCATGGCGTACAAGAAGTCGAAGGAGTCCCTGTGCTGGTAAGGTAAGTGCATATCAGAGATTACTAACGTGTTTCCACGCTCACTGAACAGAGCACCTATGCCAAGGATAGGTCTACGCAATACAGCCCGCTGCATGTATCTAGCTGCGGGTGAGTGGGGATCGAGTAAGCAGCCTACTGTCATTGACCAGCGCAGCATACCCTTATCGGCGTAGCGTTCAACTCCTAACAATGAGTGGTGATGTCCTTGGATACTATTGTGTGAGAATCTCTGAGCATTAGCTAGGGTGCTACCGGAGATACTGTGTACCATTAACGTGTCTGGTTTATTTTTCATAATTAATTACCGTATTAAGAATACCTGTAGCCTGTATAATGTTGTTTGCACTATTCCTCATCTTGGAGTTCCTGTATTAATTTTAGTAAACGGGCTTTAGTAGCCGGACGCTTCGCTCTCCTTAATCTTTTACGTAGTCCCTTAGCCTTAGCCTCTGTAGGAGATCTATGATTAGGGTGTAACGGGTTTCCTGTGTAGTCAACATCCCAGTACTCGAGTAGATTCTTCAAGAACACAGCGGGAGAACAGCCTGATCTCCTTGCCCAGTGAAGAATACGTCCCTCTACGCTGTTACAGTTCCTGTGCAGCGTTCTACGAATCAACCCAGTAGTATGGTCATGATCCAGTGCAGCCTCGTGAGGAAGGATTCTACGAGCGCACAGAGGGCATGTGTTATTTTGCTTCTTTAGGAAACGTTCACGCCATTCTGCTACCTCTCGTGGTTTTAAACGGCTAGCTCCGGTGTCCATACTTGGTTCGGTTTTCTTCTTAGCCAAAGTAATTGTCCCATTAAGTTAAAATAGTTCTCGTCGTGTCCGAGTTCTAGGTACTTCTGATACACTACATCTGCCAAGTTGTTGCACCAAGGGGGTGGGTCATTGATAAGTTTATCTGCAGTCTTTGGCCCAACTCCTGCTAAACATGGTATATTATCTGAAGTATCTCCAGTAAGCATCTGGTGCCAGAAATGTTCATTAGCTGATTCCAATGATACCTGCTCAAGAGTACCCTTGTCGGGATTCAAATGATGTCCGGGAGTTCCCCATAGATCTTTATCAATTCCTACTATAGTTGTGCCTTCAGGATCAGCACAACACAAATAGGACACTACATCATCAGCCTCTTCCCCATCACATACAGTAGCTTTGTGGGTACGTATTAAATAATCACGAAGTTCTTGCTCATGTATAGGACGAGAAACAGGATCTCGTGTGCCCTTGTAATCAGGATACAAAGCATATCTGAAGTTCCCTTTTCCACCTATGAATAACTCTGCACTAGTATGGCGAAGCATGTCACGTATCTTATCCAGTTGCTGCTTCATGTTTCCTAGTGAGTGGCTTAGATCACCCGCTCGTTTAGTGAATACAATTTCTAACGAAACATCCTCTCCTACATAGGAAGTAGCCTCCGCTTTGTACTGGCATGAGTGGACGACAATCCCTGTCTCCTTGTCCTGTATTAAGTACTCTCTTGTCTCATTAGCACAACCTGCTTTGTAGATAAGAGAATCAGCATCAATTAATAGTTTCATCTACAAGTGTTAACCTCGGACCCGTACCACCCAGCTGGTCATTCAGTTGATCCGTTAATGAACGGCATACCATGATAGCTGTCGGTAGTGAGAATGTTTTATGTTCAATAGTTCCGTACGCTGTATGACGTACTGCCCAGCAGTATTCCTCTGCATCATTTTCTAATTGAATGACTTCGTAATATTTAGTTCCGAACATTAGTATCTCCAGTTAAAGTGTACGGGCTTACCGCCTAACGTCCCCGCTTGAGTGCCCTATCAGCACTGCCCGATTACCGCCTACTGTACCTCAGGTGGCAGAACCTGTAGCGTAATCCCTGAGTGTGGGTTCAGTCACATAGCTCAGCCAGTCTTATTGCTGGGGTACAAGGTCTTCCAAAGTACACCCACCATTCTGTACTACATCACGTGTCTTAATAAAGAACTGTACAGTATAGTCCTCTACTAGTGCTTGTACTGCGTCGCACTGATCTCCTTTCTTTGCAGGCAGAGCCACTAACTGATTGGCTAGTAGTACCCCTACAAAAGCAATAGCATCCTTACGGCAGGACTGGTACAGGATTGAATTATCCTTGTCGACCCATACTTGTGGATCGGGTTTACCTGCCGGTGCAGCGGCTACTGTGCCCTGTGCAGCACTACCAAGAACCTTTGCCTTATCAAGATTCTTGAACTTCCCGTTCATACGGATATCAAATTCCAGTACGTCCCCCTCGTTGAATTCAGGTTTATCGAAACCAGCACCGTACCACGTACCATTGATCTCTGCTGAGTAGGCTTTACCATTGAAGTTAATTTTATTTACTGTGCCTTGCATTATACACTCTCTCCATTAATAAGATTTTCTACTAGCTTTGCGTAACCAGCAATATCATGCCAACTGTCTGCATAATTAGGATCACCATTCACAATACGCCCAATTTTATGGACAATCATTTCAAGAGCTTCCTTATGCTGGTGTTCCAAAGTATACCAACCCGGATTACGGACCATTGCTAGTTTAAGTTCTTGGGTAATCTTGGCATGGTTTTCGAATAGACCGTACCGTTTACCCCGTTCTGCTAAAGTAGCATCAACTTGGTTCAACATTTAGTTTCTCCTCTTTTCCTTCTGACCAGTGGGTACCGAACTTAGAACCAATACCAAGCGGTACATTAAAGATTATATTGTATACTGATTTAAGGTAATTATACACTGAATGTGTAAAGCTGTCAACCCCTAAATCCTTGATTACATTGACTTCATCCGGGTGTACCTCCATAATTACTGAGTCGTGAATTGTATTCACCATGAATGATTGCAGCTTTGCTGCTTTCATGCGGTGCCATAAGTACACTACTGCTATTGGAATAATGTCAGCAGTAGCAAAAGATTGTACCGGGTAATTACAAATACTACTGGTGTTGTCAACGTAGCCAGAGCGTGACATCTTGGTACGAGGCCAGAAGAATTCAAAGCCAGTGCACGTTCTAAGTTTTCCGTTTCTAAGTACCTCGTCTATCCAACGTTGTTGCGTATCCGCTATTCCTGAATACTTCTGTTTGAATGCTTCATAGTATGCCTTCTCTGCCGCAGTACCCGACGAACCTCCATACAGAGGTTTAAATGTATGAGCTTTTGCTTCTTGTCTAGTAGTATCCTGCCCAGCCGAAGTGATCGTACTAGCGGTGAAGGTATGTACATCAACATCATCACGCAGGTCAGCCACAGCCACTGCATCCTGTCCAAGAAACGCTGCCACACGGAATTCAAGTTGTGCTCCATCCTGCTCTCCTACTAACCAATCATCGTGTCGTGCCTTGAATAACGATTTGTATTCACGGGCCATGTTTTGGAACTGTATCTTGTACTTAGTACCGGAAGAACTCAGGCGGTGTGTTTTTGTAATAGTCTGGTTGAATCTAGCATGAAGTACTCCCTCATTCTCACAGCATAGTTTAAGTTTAGTTAAGAATTTAAGTTTAGTACTCAGGGTAGCTTCTTCTAGTATCAAGGCTTGAAGTTCTTTCTGTGCCTTTGTCCTGCACTTCAATGCAATGATAGTAGGTGCATCCGCTTTACGCCCGCCTCCGGGAGTCTTAATTACATTGCCACGTACATCGGTAACCTCCTTAAATTTTAGTACATCGTACAATAAAGTAGCTACTTGCTGTGGAGAATTCCAATTAACATCAGGATATTGTTTAAGTAGTTCTGTGCTAATAGCATCGTGCTGATCCCTTACTTCTGTATACGCAGGTAGCACCTTGGCAGGATCAGGAATCATTCCACTGGATTCTATATCAGCAAGAACTGGGGTAAGTAAACAACGAGTTAGAATAACGCCGAGCTTGCCCTCCTGTACAGCACGTTGGTACTGCTTCTTAAATATCTGTTCTGTTACGTACACATCGTAACGACAGCGCCTAGCTAAGAAACTCTTAGGTATATCAGAAGGATCTACTCCTCCTTTGATGCAGCGTTCGACGAAGCTCTCTTTTCCCGGAAGACCGTAACGAGCGGCCACGTCACCAAGTCCAAGAGTAATGCCAGTGTTGCCAGCAAAGACATACTCAGCAACCATAGTGTCCCACACCATAGCCCTAGTAAGATCCATGCCCGCTCTTGCCAGCCACTGCAGTTCAAACTTAGCATTGTGCGCCACCAGAATACGCTCTTCACATTGCTGAACGATGTCATGGATGCTGTACTCCGATCCGAATCTATGGTTAACATTATTCCCAGTACTCCAAGCACTCAGTACAATAGAGTTATCTGGATTAAAGGGGTTCCCTTTTTCTACGCTGTTAGTCTCGAAGTCAAGAACAATATAGTCCTGAGAATACACAGCTGTAGTTGGTGCTTCTAAAAATTTTAGTACGTCCATATCATGTGACCATTCATGGTATCTCCTTAAGAGTTCTTGTACTAATCATCCGCTGCTACGGGCAGAGTAATCCGGGTACCAAGCTCAGGATTAAGTATACTAGTAAAACGAGTAGCAGTTGTTACTCGGTACTTACCTGATGCTTGTCTACGTAATACTGTAAACATGGGTACTAGTGTGACAGTCGTAGGGCACTGCAAGACTCCAGAGCTCGCTAGCGTACGCATTAGTTCACACCATGTACTGGATGTCAAATGTCCTGTTTGAAAATACACCATGTCACGCATACTATCCTCCATATACTTTAGAAATACTAGGATCAATGTTAATAGGAAAGTTATCATGGTTGCCGGATAACTTATTCTTAGTAATACAAATCATTCGTTTATTTTGTTGGTCGTACGCAGCATCCATACCAATACCAATCATAACATCCATCTGTCCCTGAACACCTACGTTGGAGTAGTACATATCATTCTTCTGAACGAATAGATTTCCGTACGCAGAGTCGGATGCTTGGTGCAGGATTACTGTTACTATACTATGCTTCTTAGCAAGTTCCCGTAGACGTACACTAAGATACTCGTTCTTCTCTGTCTTAGTGAAGTTAGCACTGGTACCCATGTTAGCCATCTGATCCACGAATACAATGTCAGGCTTGTGTCGCTCAACCTGTCTCGAAATTTCCGAGATATTACCCGGGGACATCTCAAAGAAAATTAAATTACCGAAGCCATTATTGTAAGCAATCTCCTTAGCACGCTGTGGTGCTGCCATCATACTAGCCTTATCCATTTCCGATAAGCAAGCATAGAAACGTAGCAGCATTGCTTTGGCTGGATCTTCGTTGCCACAGTACAGTACCTTCTTGCCGTTGCGTAACATACCACACGCCATGTTAATTGCGAACAGAGATTTACCTACCTCTGTCGGGGCGTACACCGCAATCTGTGTACCGGGAATAACACCACCATCGAGACGATCATTCAATTCAGACGGCACAATAGGGATTAGATTCTCTTTCTTATGTACTGCTAGTATGTCCTCAATGTCAGCATCCACGAATACATCATCAGTGTCCGTAGCTGTTGCGTAATCTTTATAGTAGCTGTACTTCTCGAAATAAGAATTGATCCCTGTCTGATCGTTGGCTAGGATACTAGCAGCTAAGTGCTGTGCTGCTGTCTCCATCTTCAGTGTGCGGAACTCCTGAAGTATATTAGGTACAGATACTGGTGCGAGTTCATCTATACTTGAGCGGAAGCGTTCAACAAAGCGGGGATACGCACGAGTGAGAGCATCAATAAGAAATACTTTATCCACTGCCCCTGCATGCGGATCGTTGGTATAGTACTCCGTGATACTACAAATAATAAGCCATGCTAGTTCAGAGAAATCTTCCTCGTCCATTAATCCAGATACGGATTCCCAAGCGTGGCGTGAACTCATTACTGCTGATAGAACTCTTTGTTCTCGATTCATATTATTCCTTAGACGGGTGTGTTAGGTAAATATACTGAAAGATAGCCCTGTTGTAGGTCAGCTAGAGGATGTCCTACATAAACCGTACTGGTGCTGGTATCTATTACCATCCTAGTAAGTCTGGCACCTGCTCTGCGCCAAATGAGAAACTTAAGTTTAGTAGCCAGCACCTCTGCTAGAGATTCTAACTGCTCCTCAGTTAACCTTCCTATATTACATATTACGTACTGCATGTACAGCCTCCGTCAAAGATACTAGCTGTTCGTGTGACATATCTTTAGGATCTACTACACACGGTACAGCAGTAGCGGTAAAATCAGTACGATACTTTAATGCTTCTAGCACTGCCTTGCTGGTAGCATCCTCATCAAGACAGAACGTAACTAATCGTATCCCTTTAGTGTGTAGGTACGTCGCCTGATCTGCTGATAGGGATGCTCCGCAAAGAGCTGCTGTTGGTATGTACGGTGCTAGGACTTCAGCTGATATAATATCCTCAACTAACACCAGTGCCGTACAGGGTGTACTCAGATACGGAAAGTGCAGCCTACAATAATTAGGACAATCAGTCAACGCTTTTGGTTGCAGTGTCTCCGACCTGTGCACATAACCCCGTAGAACCCTGTCATAGTCCCGTATCTCCATAGATATCCTATCAGAATGGGATGTCTGTAGATGCACGGGCCATGATAGTATCGTCTGGAGATTCTTCTGAGCTGCTGGAAGTTCGGGTAGTCCCGCTGTATGCCCCTCCCGGTGATCCTGCTGAGATATTCTCCCCGCTTGAGCTTCCTCTAGGTGGATGGATACTCTGGCTCGAGGCGCTAGACGACCCCGCAATTGGCAGCTCGCCCTGTGGCATAGGTACATGCCCGTCTCTAAGTTCACGTAGAAGCTCTTCCGTGCGTGGTGGCACTTCGGGCATATGGCCCTCGCCTCCACTCCACGTATCTCTAGCTTCTCTAGACTCTCCAAGGAGAACATTTATAGGTACTCCACAGTTCGTTGGTCTGCAAAACAGTATGCCGTCATCCCTGCCGAATTCGTAGCAGGAGCTTGCGATGGGTTGTACTACTGGTTGCATATAGTCCACGTACATACCTCTACGAGCCAGTGCTCCTAGTAGGGAGCTCAGCACAGCAGTAGAGGGGCTTCCGATATCAATAAATAAGCTGGTCATATGGACTCCTATTCATATACTGGATCGCCCCAAGGATTGCAGGGCGGATCATTGAAATCAAGTTCCTGTGTACAGGACATATTGAAATCTGGATTGCATTGCTGACAGGCAGGCTCTCCATCAATGTGTTTTACATTAGTACTGCATTCTGTACAGTAGATGTACTCAACATTTTCTGATGACATGTTAATTCCTATGTTTATATGTAATGATATTATATTGATATATAGATATGTATAGATATACATATAGATATATATAAATATATAGATATATATACATAGATATATATAAATATATAGTTAACCTCACCCAACCACAGGCTGAGTTTAGCATACTTCAGTGAAAGTGTCAAGAGATATTTCTAAAATATTTCTATCAGTACACTCCTGAAGTATTCTCCTTAGTTCCTTGTGGTGCTTCTTGCACTTTATAAATCTCTGCGAGTACAGTACCGTCAGCTAGTACAACCTCAGTAGGCTCCCGGCGGTACCATCTAGGGTGTCCCTCCAAAGAATCAATACTATCTAGTTCTGTACTAGGTACCTTGTATACTTCCACCTCAATAGAGTAATCAGATGTGTCATCCTTTACTACGTAAGGGATTCCTGACTGGTACAAACGGTGTCCCTGAATATGCCCAGTACCCACCAAGGTACAATTCTGCAGGAGTCGGCTATTGCCATAACCAGATTTTAGTGTTCCGTAAACTGCAATAAACATGCTAGTATCCTATTGTGATTATCGTTCAAGGGAGCAGGCTCCGAGTGGATTGTGTTATGCTGTACGTACACTTCGGCGAACCCCTAGAAGTGCTGCTCTAATAGCCTCCTGTCTCTTCATCTCAGAAAGAATCTTTTTAGTAGTAAGTACAGTATCCTCCGGAAGTTTTCCCACGAGGCTGGTGGAAGATTCTCCAATCCGTACGCAGCTACGTCCGCTGGGATGAATTTTATACACAGCAATACTTTTGGTATCTCTACGGGAACCCAGTATCCTTGCAAAACCCCTACTAGTAAGAACCTGTGTAAGATTTTCAGCCTCTTCTACTGATGCGCACTTGATAATCATGTCATTCTCCTAGCTGTGCAATAATATAATCAGCTAGTACTTCAACAGAAGTAGATGCTGGCTTATCTATTTTTATATCTGGTAAGTCAGGAACGCCACGGTTCTCTTTCTTAGAAACGCACCACACATCAGTAAAAATAACTAGCTTATTGCCAGTGTTTGGATTCCATCCTGATTGTACTTCCTCGAAGCCCACTGCCCTGCACATATTAAGTAAGGACATTACCTCACCCTTTCTTGAACTGCCTGTACCCGCAGTCCAGCCACTATTTTCAGCAAAAGGATCCGCATCTATTGCTGTCCATATATGCGAGGATACGTCACGCAGTTTCCTGTATAAATCCACGTACAAATACATACGTTCGTCCTCTGTTAGCAGAGAATCATTGCCCTGAACTGCAAAATCCTGCAAGGATCTGGCACCACAGCACCCATTGGTACCTGCTAAGTTCACAGCAATCTCTACACCTTTAATATTAACGCTTCTCATGTTAGCCTCCGAAGGCAGTCAAGTAATTAGTAAGAGTGGTACCAGTTAAACCCGGAGCAGTGTTAACTTCTAGTACGTAGAACGTTTCTCCATGCTCGTTGTAGATCATATCCACTGCACCGAAGTCAAGACCCAGTGCCTGTACGGACTTAACTGCTTCCTCCTTTGTCCGTTCATCGAGAAATACATCCTCTCGTCCGAACACAAACCCATTGCTGTGATTACGGATACGCCAGTTAATCGCATCATCCGGTATGGATGTATTACGCATCTTACGCTGTATATCTATAACCGTATCTTTGTATACATGCACACGGTACTCGTGTACCTTCTTTACGTACAGTACATACAGCGGTGCATCAGGTAGGATATCCTCTGGACCCACGTCCACAATACCACGACCGGAATGAGCACGTAGCAGAGTACGAGCAAACACACGCTTGCCCTGCTGCAACCACTCTTCCGCAGCCTGCTTGCTAGTGGTATACAGGGGAATATTAATATCAGCGCGTCGTAAACAATTAAAAGCATCAAGTTTATTGGCTGCTTTATTTACTGCATATGGATTATTTAGCACGGACTGTACTGGAATTGTACTAGGCCACCCAGCGGTACTGTGACCCCAGTTGATGACAACATCACTCGTTCGTGGTACGTATCTAGAGCCGCTGAGTTTAACACGCTTACCACCTAAACCCTCGGCTAATAACTTAGCTGAATTACTTGCACCGTAAGGTACTACACGTACTCTCATAGTATTCTCCTAGTTCGCCATGTCTGTATTGAATGCTACCATGCAGTCATTGTGGATACGCTCGTTTCCAAACCAAGAAACACCACCACTCGCTGCTTCCTCTTTGGTAATCTCAGCATTGCACCATCCGCAAAGATTTCCTGTCAAAGATTGTTGCTTGTTGCGTACTACAGCAAGATTTGTCGTACCCCTTGATGCCTTTACAGACCAAGGAGCTACGTGTATTGTACTTGTATCCTCGATGTTCAGTACCTTGGCCCTGTACTTACCTCCTACACGGAAGGTGGGGGACTGTGAGGTAGTATACAATTCTAGATCTTTTCCCTCCATAGGTGTACTGTGTTCTGGGCTTGTCGTATTAACTGTAGCAAAGACCTGAGTGGATACAATAGAATCCACAGTGAATTCTACTGTCATGTTTTGTGGGTACACATAGTTTTTAGAAGCCCGCCCACCTTGGTAGAAAGTACCGTGACCAGTGGCAGGCCGCTGCTTTACCGTAAAGGGGGTGGTCTCCAGAGCTAGGGTAGTAGTATCAATGGATACTAACTTGCCGATAGGTACTTCACCATCCTCCACTATTGTAAAGCCTCCACGAGAGATAGCCCACACACCCAGCTCTTTCTCAGAAGAGAATACTATACTAGGTGCAGCATTAACAGAGCGCTGGATAGAAAACCAATGCAAAGGACGTTCATCATTCTTTGCTAGGTACACAATACCATCCGAGTGCACCCAGATTAGGGCATACGCCCCTTCTAAAGATTCCAGTACAGGAATCGGGTCATCCGTAAGGCTCAGATTGTACGCAACAGCCTCTGAGTCCGTTGCAAAAGTAGTACCTTTAGTAAGCGCATTCTTATTGGTAAGCGTGCCATTATGTACTAGTGCAATGTCCCCATGTACAAAGGGGTGTGCATTACTGGAAGTCTTTGCACCAAAAGTAGCATGCCTGTTGTGTCCAATCATTGCATCCAGTGCCCTATCAATAACAGCATTCGCACTTGGCAGCTCGAGGAAATCGTACGACGGCATGGCCTTTTTGTATACCTCAATACCAGTTGATGTCATTACTGCAACACCTGTTGAGTGCGCTCCCCGCACTACGTCCGCTAATAACATTTCACGGAACAGCGTTCGCTCCTTTGCTGTAATACTACCTATAACTCCTACTAATCCGCACATATCATTCTCCCAGCTGTGAAATAATGTAATCAGCCATAGCCTCTACCGGAGTAATTTCTGGCTCATCAATGTTAATAGTATCCCAATGCAGTACATCACATGCGTTCAGGTAACTGTTAGAAAAGAAAGTATTGTAATTATCACAGATAATTTTATCAGTAAGTGGGCCGAATACGGTATGTGCAAAGGCAGTAGCCCCCTGTTCCGCAGCATCCTGCACAATTTCAGACGGGTGTTTACCAGTAGTCCACATTTTGAGACGATCCAGTACCTGCAACCACTCAGTAATCTCAGTAACACTGGCAGTACCCCGGTGTGTACGTATTTCTACACTACCATAACGTGCTAACGCTGCTAAATTAACTCCGGAGTAGCGCGGCCAGCTATCAAGTACTCGTACCACTTGGTCCCGCGTTGTAGCCTTGAGTAATTTGTGTGCGGATCTTACAAGTGCATGGTATTGGTTAGCTCCCGGACAATAGATATTCGAGTACCGGGATTTTCCAGAAATTGTGTACATGCTGGACTCAAACAGCAACCAGCCCACATAGAAAGATACTACATCTTGTAGTGTACTGCTACGAAAATCCAAATGACAATGCACACTACAACGATCATTGGCTACCCACTGGGGGTTCTTTAGAAACGCAGCAGCTAATTCATCCAACGCATCCTCGAGATCAAGCCCTCCTACAGGGTGTGGTACTACTAACTCAGCACCATTATTTCTAAGAGAATGATCGTTCTTCCACTGCCATAGTTGCATTTCAGGACGCTGTACTACATTCTCTAACTCAATTTCTATTCCTACTAGAAAGGAGTTACAAAAACTACCCGGAAAAATTCTCCGGTTATCTGGATGGTGTCCTACTACATCACAAACATTCAATGTACTCATACTCACTCTCCTAACATGGTTCCGATGTACGTGGCAACATGCCTTGCCGTTACCTTATCCAGATCCTGTACTTTACAGACACGTAAACCGCGGTAGTAGTACACGTCATTTACACGGCAGGCAAAACGTGCCACTGCGTTGCTGTATTCTGGATTGTACACCTTTTTCAAAAGTGTTCGGCAGAAATCACTACGGGTTTCCCTTAGATTTCCTGATCGTCCAGTAGCAGCATCGTAGTACTTGAAAAGATTAGGGCGTACTCCACGAATGTACTGTCGGGCAGGCTCCCGCTCACACCACAGAACCCCCTGAGAGGTACTGATGTACCCCAGATCTGGATAATCGTACACTATAGTAGGATCTTGATAGTGCAGTACCTGATCGTTGTCTATGAATTCCTTGTCGGAAGTAACATGCGCTACAAAGAAAGGAGTAATACTCCCGTCCTCATTACGCACCCCCAGCCATGACCCCTCGTAGGATCGTTGTAAATCTTCACGTGACATATCATCCATAGTGGACTCCTTATATTTGTTCAAGGGTTAGGGGATTTATAGTAATGTAATTCTCTACAGTACGAGGAATAGCATTATTCCCCCAGCTAATAGAACCGTGTCTTACAAACCAAAATTTAGAGGTAGCAAAACCTGATTTTTCAAACAGTGCTTCGGGTACGTGCGTCCATGCTTCCGCGCCCCGTTTATTAAGAGTATAAAAAAGCGCCTTCTTAGTCGACATGTCCTTCACAAAATACATAGCAACAATCACGCAGTCCATATGTACTCCTATAATGCTTTGCAATAAGGAAGGGCTCGTATGCTGTCCTCAATACGTTGGCACACTGTTACATCATAAGAATCTATAGCTGCGCGTAATACTTCTGACGGCGCTATGCTGTACAACAGAGCAGGGTTAGCAGCAAATTCAAGAGCGAGCTGTGTGCGTTTGTACACTTGCTCAATTAAATTAGCATCGTCAATCCAAAAGTTCGACAGTGCGCGATACTCCCCCCCGTAATCTTTTATGCGACAAGATCCAGCTTTTCCATACAGCTCTCGTCGTTCTCGGTCGGTGTCCATCAGAACTGACCATGCCCCTAGCAGGTAGTCCATCATCTGAATAATCGCGAGAGTCTTTTCGAGGGTGGGATTGTCGTAACTGAAGTGAATATGTGCCCCCGCGGACCGCAGTTCTGTGAAGGGGGACGGTGCTGGTATTGTTTCCCCTGTCCATGCTTGTACCTCAGATGAACAGCCGAATCGCAAAGCGTTACTCCCGCAAGACATTAGGAAGTCCTGAGTATAGCGATTAGTGGCTTTGGTTACTAAAGAGTAGCCCGCTGGAAGAGCCTGTAATAGCTCACTATTCAGGCCGTGAATAGTACTAAGGAACATCTCAAAGGAATCACAGGGATGTGTTGCTGCTTCAGCGAGCACATTATCCTCCTGTAAATTACCATTTTTTACCCACACTGGGGCGTCCTTTGAGCCACCTATTAAACCTATACTTGAGCTGATCGTGCTGCCATCATGCACGAACTTCTCAAAATCTGTCGCTATCTTGTCCAGTTTCATATCAATTACCTTTGCTGTATCGTTGAGTAAAGGACATAAATTTCTCCTAATCTTTTGACTTGGGTTTCCCGTACAGTTTAAGCCACCATGTACAAGGATCAGCAGCGCGCTCCTCCGGGCTATCTTCGGTGGCCTTAACTCCTGCTTTGATTGTATTCAGTTGTATTTTAGTTGCGTGGGAATCCTCCACGAATTGTTTATTCAGGTTCTGGATTAACTTCTGGATGTTATTCATGCCGACCACCTATTAGTTATTCTCAATCGTCTGTACCGCATACTGGTTTCCGGTGCTTAAAATCCGGCCACTGTTTAGCGCATACCATATCCGTGTAATGCGCCGCCTCGCGCTGCTCTTCCACGGAATCCTGTGTAGTTGCCCACAGCACACCACAGATTATCGCCGCTATTATTAACAGCTTGCTTATACCGGGCAGCCGGAGTTCGTCGCGATGGGAGTTCATGGTGTGTACTTCTTAGCAGGGAATTTTGATTGTACTCGCCTGATTACTGCCTTCGGGAAGTACTCCCTGAGATAGTCAATTGAGAATCTGTTAGCGTCCCAATAGGAGACCTGTGATTTTTCCTGTACTTTCCATAATCCCTTCTTTTCGTCGATTACAGTTGCACTGGATAGAGTGAGATTTGAGGCGCAAGCGCCGTAACGTCGTGCTATTTTATCTTTCATGGAATTCTCCGGGTATCTGACGGTGGGTTAATTGGGTACAAATAAAAAATAAACGAGATTACCCTCAATTAAGAGGGTACTAGGGTACTGGATTGTATAAGGGGGCTTTCGCCCCCCTTGGTTTAAGCGATAACTGTTACCTGTACGGCGTCCAGCATCTCCTTGCACTCCTGTAACTGAGCCGCTGTTACTTTTCCTTCAGCGTATTGACTTTTGAATTTGTTGATAAAGGATTGAAGAGCATTTTCGGGCTTCCACTCTTTCTGTTCTGTGTCCACTTTTTCCCAGAAGGGGTGCAGCATTGCCTCTTCAATATGAACAGTACGCTCCGCATCCTTAGGGTTTTTCACAAAGCCACCTGTACCAGCGTATGCTTTTTTGTCCCACTGAACATTAGCGTATTTAGTAACCCAGTACTTCAAAGCGTTACCCCGTCCTGATTTTGGCATAGCATGCGCCAGCTCAGTCAACAGTGTACCGTCGCCATGCTCATGGTAATGCGCCATAGCAGAACAACCGGCCTGATGGATACGTTCATCCAGCTTCTTACCACTTGTGGCGATCAGTTTGATTGTATTGCGTGTATCTTTTTCGTTCAGAATTACGATAGTCATGATATTCACCTGTAATTGAGTTAATGGTGTAGTTGGTTAATGGTGTAATGTACTATAACAAGGGATTACCCTTGCCATAATGCACTAGCATTATTCGATTTTGTACCGCCTTTCGGCTCAGTTCACGCTCCACTGCCCTATGGATCACCGGTTATCGTATGGGTTCCAGCCACTTAGATTCCGATACATTTAAGCGCGTATCTTACGAGCTCGCTGCAATTGTCTAAAGGGTGGTTAATCCCTCCGTTGCACCTTCGCACCGCTATGGGATTACTCCCGGTCGCGGCTTGCCTATCTTCATGCGCGGTATTCTGGGTTATTGAATGGTCTGTGCGTCCACTATCCTTTCTCGCTTCAGGAGACACAAATGATAATGATTCTCATTCGCGTACTTCCTGAAACAATCCATTCTGTGGCCAGCTCCAAAACCCCAGCCTACTATTACCCGCTGGCGTGTGCAGTACTCTCGCACTTGAACTGCCCGGCGTCGCGCCCATTCCATAGGCAAAGCTCGTACCATCTTGTTTATGCCATGCTTCCGCCCCAAGGGGCGCGGTGCAATAGGGAAAGATGTCCACCCGAAAACCATGCACACATAATGGCCCGCTGGTACAAAGTATTGAAATTGTATTTTTCTATACAGAATCCGGTATCAATAGGTTTTAACTATACGAGGCGTGAATGACAGCCTTCGCGAGTATCAGATAATGGCCCTGATGTCAAGCATTTAATTCATACGCGGAGTATTAAGTACATGTATAAAGTACATATAAAGGATCACTATCAATCACACACATCCAATAAATAAAATCTATACAAGCTGTATCGCGGATCATGTGATTATGTACATCATGTGGATGTATACACCATGTGATTCTATACAGCATGATAATATATACAGTATGTACATGTATACAGCATGTGATTGTATACAGTGGGTATGCATGCAGCTGTGATTGTATCCAGTATGTATAGATGTCCAGTATAGCACCCCCCACCCCCTTACCATTCAAGCTGTGGGAGCCGGGAAGGGTAACTCCTCTCTCTGCCGGAGAAATTAAATTCCTTGGATCATAAAATACTTCTTGACTTTCAGTCAAAAATATGCTATAATCAGCACTTATAAAACAGTACATAAATACATACATTACTAAGGTGTCCTAAGACACCACATACATACATACATTAATACTGAATCGGCGTATCTATTGTCTGTCGTGTCAGACTGACACTGTATACTACAATCAGTACAACTACAGTCAGTACACAACACCTCAGCTACCAAGGGTTACTATTGGATATTACTCAGCTAAAGAAAACAGAACCAGATCTAGAGGATGTACCCGACCAGAGACTTCAGTTCTTTGATTTGTACATTAACTCAGGTGATGCTCGTTCAGCTTGGATAGCTGCTGGCTACTCAACCAGCAACGCTGGTAAAGCTATGTCCCTCATTAGAGATAACTGGAGAGTTATCGAGAAGATGATTCGTACTAGGATTGGTACACACGTACCTATGGCTTTGAATGGTATCATCCAGTTAGCACAAGAAGCTAAACAAGAATCAGTACGTTTGAAAGCTCTTCAGGATATTCTTTCAAGAGCAGGCTATGATGGTGTGATGAAGATTGAGCACACTGATAAAGCAGCTGATGAGCTCAACAACTCAGAACTTGAACAGGAACTTCAGAAACTACTTAAGAGATCCAATGATGAGTACAATAAAGAACTGCACTAAGGGGAAGCATCGTGGACTACCCTCAATTATTAGCACTGCTTTGTTTATTGGTGCTACTATATCGGTGGTAATCCTGAGTGGATGCACCACCTCTTTGTCTTTTGTACCACTCGTGTAACCCCCCGTGTAACCACTAGGTAGCATATGAAAACCGTGAACAAGCAACGTACCTCTCAGAACACAGCACCTCGGACACCGTTGTACAACAAGCCAGTGCGTGCTATTGATGTAGCAACAGAGGTATTCATTCCGGTAATGAAGCCCGGTAATAAGCAACGCAAAGGATCCAATAACAAATGAGCGACGTAAAAGTAAATGGTCAGCCTGTAGGCCGCATGGTTTACAATGCGGATAACTTCCGCAGGCTACAGGATGAAGTGCTTTCTTTGTATGAACTGGTAACTAAACTCAATGCCGAACTCAGCATCAATACAGCAAAAGCCAGATCAGCTAAACGAAACGCTAACGACTGAGGACAAGGTACGCTTAGTAGAGCTTCTAAGAGAAGCAGAAGCTAGGCGTAAGTACAACAAGCTAGCGCACTTCACTCCGTACGAGTGGCAGGTTAAACTAGCGAACTCCAGCTCCAGTAATAAACAGATGCTGGCTATGTGCGCTAACCAGATTGGTAAGTCCACAGCGGGTGCTTTTATTACAGCGTGTCACCTAACAGGGAAATACCCTGAATGGTACACAGGACATAGGTTCGACAAGCCTATATACTGCTGGGCTGCAGGGGTATCAAACGATACAACCCGTGATATTATCCAGACTGAGTTATTCGGTCTAGCAGAATCAGCGGACGAGTGGGGTACCGGCATGGTACCTAAGAGTGATATCAGGGATTGTACACGGAGACGTGGAGCAACAGGTAACACCTTCGACTCAGTACTAGTACAGCATTACAATGCTGCAGGTGAACCGGATGGTGTATCTCGTATAGGCTTCAAGTCCTACGAAATGGGTGAAGAGAAGTTCTACGGCAGACCCGTTGATTGGATCTGGATGGATGAACAACCACCTTCAAATATTTATACGCAGTGCATCACACGTACCGTAGCTACGAAAGGGTACACTATGATGACGTTCACTCCAGAAGATGGTGTGACGCCAGTAGTACACCAGTTCATGCACGACAGGAAGCCGGGACAGTTCTTATTGCAGGCATCATGGGATGATGCACCGCACTTGGATGAGGCTACTAAAGAACAGTTGTTGTCTCAGTACCCACCACATGAACGAGAACTACGTTCTAAGGGTATTCCAGTATTTGGTTCAGGTTTAGTATTTCCTGTATCAGAGGATGTTATATCAGTACAACCATTCATTATACCGGATGCGTGGCCCCGCATAGCGGCTATTGACTTCGGATGGGACCACCCTACTGCAGTAGTATGGATGGCTCACGATACTGAAACAGACACCGTGTACGTGTACGATGTAGCCTGTCAGAACAACACCACAGCGGCAACGTTCGCGGGAGTGATTAATTCAAGGGAACGATGGATTCCTTTGGCATGGCCTAAAGACGGATTACAGTCCGACAAAGGCTCAGGAGTGTCGCTCGCAGACCAGTACAGGCAAGCAGGTGTTAACATGCTGCATGACTGGGCGAGAAACCCGATAGCACCGGGAGACACGTCCAAAGGAAATAATCACATAGAGCCGGGAATCATGGACATGCTTCAGCGAATGGAGTCAGATAGATTCAAAGTGTTCGCCCATTTACAGCAGTGGTTCTTGGAGTTCCGAGGATATCACAGGAAGGATGGTAAGATAGCACCAGTCAATGACGATATAATGTCAGCAACTCGATACGGTGTTATATCCTTGCGCTTTGCTCGTACAGGAGATTCATCCAACAACGGATTCAATATGAAAAAGATTAATATACAAAACTGGAGCTGTGTTTAATGTGGTGGAATTCTAAAAAAGTAGCTACTACACCCGCAGAACAGGTACTCGCACGCTTCGTAGCTCTAGTAGATTTTCATTGTGAGGAACTACGATCCTCTTATGTAACAGGACAAGTGTACTTTCTTAGAGAAGGTAATACTAAACTAGAAGTCACGATGCGTGAGTGGCTGGCCTCTGGTAAAATTAAACTTTTGGAGGATTGATGGCTACTACCCATACTACAGCAATACGAAACGGTCTAGCTGATTACGCAGTTGATTCTATTGACACCGGTACTGGGGATGCTACGGGTGATCTGGTGTTTATGACAGCAGGCGACGTTACTGTTGCTACCTTGGCGTTTTCTAATCCAGCATACGGTGATGCCTCAGTTGGTGTAGCTACAGCAGCAACTATCTCATCCGATCCTAGTGCTGTTGGCGGCACCGTTGCTCTGTACAAAGTACAGAATCGAGATAATACTGAAGTATTCCGGGGATCAGTAACCGCAACAGGTGGGGGTGGGGATATTGAACTCTCCTCTGTTGCAGTAGGTGCTACAGATACAGTGTCAGTCTCCTCTTTAACATACACTGCACCGAACTAATCTATGGCTCAATTCTTAAGACCTGATGGTAATATAACCCAGACAGGGTTCACCAACGGTTTTGCTGAAATTGATGAGAGTACAGCATCAGATGCTGATTATGCGTACACTGCTAATAGTACGAACGGTGTACTAGAAGTAAGTTTAACTAACCCAGCAGCTACTCCGGATACAGGATCCTCAACTATACGTGTACGAGCAGTACAGATAGATGAAGATTCTACTACATATCCATCACATACTCCCGATAATAGTGGAACAAGTACATCAGTATCCGCTATAGAAATATTTGAAGGAGCTACCAGTAGGTACAGTAACACTACTGGGTGGGCTACTAATAGTACTTCGTGGGTTGATATAGCTCTAACAAGTGCTGACCTATCATCTGTTGTTGATTGGACGGATGTTAGATTACGTATAAGCACTATAGGTGGTGGCGGCTCTCCTGCTAAAAGACGGGGAGTAGCAGTATCTTGGGCAGAGGTAGAAGTACCCTCAGCTGCACCAAATACTGGTACTGGTGATACCGCTGCTTCAAGTTCCACTGCAGTAGGCGCTGGTGTTATAGGTAGAAAAGCTACAGGTAGTACTGTAGCTAGTACTAGTACTGTTGTAGGAGTTGCTGTACGTACAATTACTGGTGCTGGGGATGCTATTTCTAGCGACAGCTTGGTAAGTGGTACAGGATCAGCTGGTGCTGGCATTACTGGGGACGGCTCAATTGTAGCAGGAGCTGTTATAGTAATAGGAACGGGCATCAGGAGTATTCAAGGAACAGGTTCTGTAATTTCTACGGATAGTATTACTCTCGGCACTGGCAGTATTCAAGGAAGTGTAGAGGCAGTAGGTGCTACCGTTGCTAGTTCCTCAGTAGTTGCAGGAATAGGTACTAGGGTAATTACAGGATCAGCAGTAATTACTTGTAGCGAGATTACTACTATAGGAGTAGGTACTAGAATTATTACAGGCTCCGGTACCATTGTATCAGATCCAGCTATTACTCGAGGTAGTGAAGAGGTAATAGTAATCCCGTCATTTAGACCAGAAGTACTAATGAGACTAGTTAGTCGAGTTATTAAAATAGGAAGGGAAAATGCCCAACATTACCACCACCGGGACTTATAGTAGTAGCACTGATGGGTTTGAATTTCTAACCCCTTTGCGTGAAACTAGAGTACTATTATTCTCTAGTGGTACTTTGCCCACAACTTTAGAAGTACAATACATTGATGACACTGGTGTAGCAAGAACCTTGGAGGGTGGTACTATTACTACGCTACCTACTAGTCTCTTGTTGTGGCCTTTTAATAGACCTTTGCAAATAAAAGTTACTGGCGGTACTCCTAATTTTAATGTATGTGAAGGTTAAGAATGAAGATAACTGAGGAAGATTTAGGAACGCTGGTATCCAAAGAATTGGATGCGGCTACATCGTGGATGGATGCCGACCTTGCAGACCAGCAAGCAGACAACCTGAAATACTATTACGGAGAACCCTTCGGTAATGAAAAGGATGGCTTCTCTCAGGTAGTTACTAGGGATGTTATGGAGGGCGTGGAAGGTATCATGCCGGAGCTTATGAAGATCTTCACATCAGGAGATAACTTTGTTGAGTTCGAACCAGAAGGACCTGAAGATGTAGAACAGGCTGCGCAAGAAACTGACTACATTAACTATATATTCCAACGTAGATGTGATGGCTTCACAGTACTGTACAACTGGTTCAAAGATGCGCTACTTATGCGCAACGGTATCGTTAAGGTTGGTTGGACTGAGGAAGATTCTACAGAGATTATCAATTTCGATAATATGTCCCAAGAGGACATAGATATTCTGGAAGAAGATCCAGAAGTAGAAGTACTCGAAATCGAAGAACACGACTCTGATGATTCTGATGATAGTTTGTTTGAGGTGCGTGTTAAGCGTACTGCTAAAAAAGGCAGACCCTTTGTTGATTGCATCCCGTCGGAAGAGTTTCGTATACGGGAACGCAGTACCAGCATTAAGGATTCTAACTTCGTAGCGCACGTAACTAAAAAGACGCTAGGAGAATTAGTAGAGCTAGGCTTAGATGAAGATGATGTTGTTCTAGCAGTCTCACGTACTAGCACCTCCAAGGTAAAAGAGGCGCGGTTCTCTGACCCAGAGGAAGGTTCCAGCATTACGGGTCTTGATGAAGAGACGGAAGTAATTGATGCGTACGTACGGGTGTACGATGATGCTACCAGCTCAACTAAACTGTTCCATGTTATACAGATTGGTAAAGAAGTTCTGGAATACGAAGAAGTATCCAGCATTCCTTTTATAAATCTGTCACCTATTATGATGCCGCACAAATTTACTGGCATTGGTATTGCTGATCTTCTTAGAGATATCCAACAGATCAGATCACAGCTTTATCGTAGTACTCTGGACAACCTAGCCCTTGCTAATGCGGGCAGGTATGCTGTACTGGACCAGCAAGTTAATCTCCAGGATCTGATTGATAATAAAATTGGTGGTATTGTTAGGGAGAAGATCCCGAATGCTGTCAGACAATTAGATACACCGCAACTTGGACAGGCTACTTTCCCATTCCTCAAGGAGTTGGAGCAGGAGAAGGAAGAGCGTGTAGGTGTATCAAGAATGACACAAGGTCTGGACCCTAACGCACTGACTAGTAACACCGCAGCTACTGCTGTGAACCAGATTATGACAGCCGCACAGCAAAAGATTCTACTGATTGCACGTGTATTTGCAGAGACAGGGGTCAAGCAACTGTTCTTGGAGCTGCGTAAGCAGACCCGTACACACCAAGTAAAAGAAGATATAGTTAGATTACGTGGTAAGTTCGTACAAGTGAATCCTTTTGACTGGTCGGATCGTTACGATATGGTAGTAACGGTTGGTATTGGTAACGGTAACAAGGATCAGCAACTGTACCACCTATCAAATATTACTAATGTACTTGATCGTGTAGCTAGTACACCTTACTCGTACCTTATCTCTCCTGAAAATGTACATAATCTTGTAGCAATGTACATCAAGAACGCAGGTTACAAGAATACTGAGCTGTTTATTTCAGATCCTAGTACTGTACAACCACCTGAACCACAGCCGTCTGTAGATATGCTAAAAGTACAAGCACAAATGCAGAAGGATCAGAATGATGCACAGTACAAACAGCAAGAACTACAGTTAAAAGCACAACAACAGCAGCTAGAACAACAGCAGTTCATGCTGGATCAGGCTAAGTTCGAGTGGCAGAAGCGTATCGAAGCAGCAGAACTTGCTGTAGAAGGTTCACAAGGACGGCCCGTGGGTATAGGAGACGGTAAATGAGCAAGGTGCATGATGCTGAGGAGTTATTAGATAACCCAGCCTTTCAATACGCGATAGAGGAGTACTCAAAGCAACTAGTAACACAGTGGTCCTTTGCCGCTACAGCAGCTGAACGTGAAGCACTGTGGTATCAGCAGCGAGCTGTTACTACAGTAGTAAATAAACTAAAATCTTTCGTAGATGAATACCTAATTAGATAACTGGAGACTACCCAATGGGCGTCCAAGATACAACAAGTGTACGATATGCCGCAGCACAACTTATCAATACTCAGAAACCGGAAGGTGATGAGCAAATTGAGGAGTCCACGCTAGAGCAAGAAAGTCCTGAAGAGGCGCAGGAACAGGATGTTCTTGAAGGCTATGAGGAAGTAGCTGACCAAGATGATGGAGTAGATGAGGAGTATGAGGAGCCTGATGACGAAGGCCGTGATGCTGATGACGGAGACGCTGGTGATGAGCCGATGTATTCCGTCAAGGTGGATGGTACTGAGTACGAGGTAAACCTACAGGAACTTATCAAGGGTTATCAACTTGAGAAGAATACTACCAAGAAGAGCCAACAACTTTCAGATGAACGTAAGCAATTACAGGAACTGAAACAGGATCTCGAAGCCCAACGAACCCAGTACTTGGAATACACCTCTACGCTAGCTAATCAACAATACGCCGGAGTAGAGAAAGCCAAAGAACAGTTGAAGGGAATTGATAGGGAAGATGATCCTATTGGTTATTTGACAAAGCAAGCAGAGATCGCTGACATGGAGCGAGCACTGCAAGGCCAAGTTGAACAATACCAACGCGCTCAGGCGGAACAGCAGGAGCAGTTCAATGCACAAAGGCAGCTCTTTATGCAGGAGCAGGCAGCAATTCTTGCGCAGAAACTAGATGACTGGAATGATCCAGAGAAATCAGTATCCCTGCGTAAGCATATTGTTGATTACGCTACTCGTGAAGGCTACAGTGCAGCAGAACTTGCTAATGTCGTGGATGCTAGAGATATTGTAGTTCTTAATAAGGCACGATTGTACGATGAACTTATGGCGAAACGTGGAGCTATTGCTAATAAGAAAGCACCGGCAAAACCACGGGTTCAGATTAAGTCAAGTGCTAGTCCCTCTAACAGTACTAAGAAAGCTAGGGCTGTAAAGGAACGTCGTGATACACTTACAAGAACAGGAAAGCCCAAAGATGCTGCAGCACTAATGCTGGAGCTAATGCAAAATAGATCAACTAAGAGATAATTATGACTGTACCAACTAGTACTTTTGAAACTTATAGCGCCGTCGGCATCCGTGAGGATCTGGCCGATATTATCACTAACATTTCACCAACCGAAACACCGTTCATGTCGAACGTTGCTAAGGGCACTTCTGATGGTACTTACCATGAGTGGCAGATTGATGCACTGGCAGCTGCTGCTGACAATGCTAAGATCGAAGGCGATGATGCTACTAACGTAGCTCTGACCCCTACTACTCGTGCAGGTAACTATACCCAGATTGCTGACAAAGTTATCCAAGTATCCGGCTCTGATCGCGCTGCTAACAATGCAGGACGTGCTGATGAAATGGCATACCAGATGGCAATGAAGGGTCTGGAACTCAAGCGCGATATGGAGAC